TCTGCATGTACAGAGGTATTCATTACAATATATAGGGCAATTACTGTGATTACATTTTTCATTGGATTTTCCTCTTGGTTTCCACTTGGTTGTGTGATACTATTGTATCATTATAGATGCGTCAATTTTCTCACTTTTTATTGACGTATTTGGTAAAAAAGGGCCACCCCGAAGAGTGACCCTATAGTCATTTTTTACGCTGCCATGATTTCCTATTTTTATTATTAGTCGATCGTGATACTGTGCGTAGATTTTTTGGTTTATTATTAGACCTATTTCGGTCTTTGTGATCTACCTGACCATTGGCTTTTTTACCAGTAGTCATTTCCTTGACAATGCGGTGTGCATACACTGCTTTGCCAGCTATACGTACTGTACGATAGCCATCTCCATGATCAGTCCCTGCAAGCCCTCCCGCAGCCTGTCGGCCACGAGATTCTTTCCAATACAACTGTCCATTTTTCAGCTTGAAGAGTTTATTCCATTTCTTCATTATAGATGCCTCATTTTTCTCAGTTTTTATTATACGGGCTTAGCGTCTGTAATTGTTTTCCCTGTTGTTCATATTAACACCAGAAGTAATCTCAGGCAACATTTTAACAATTTCTTTACGAGTCTGTCTAGAGACATCCCCAGAAACATTAATATTGTATACTTGCTGTGACTTTGTTTTCATTTCTGTAAAGTCTGATATTTTGTCAGCAGGAACAACTAACTCACCGGGAGTTAACATAGCAGGAACACTGTCAATACCTGCTCTTGAGTAGGAGGTATTTGGTACTAGACCTCCTTCACTAAATCCGAAGAAAGAGCCGATAGATGATCCAAAGCTTGAGATACCGCTCATTAAGCTGGAGCCAAAGCCTGAGATACCACTAAATATCCCACTAAAAGAGCTAAAAATACTACTTCCACCAGAACCACCGCCCAACATAGATGTCAAGCTGCTAAATGCGCTACTCAGAGTACTTCCAAGTCCTTGGAAGAGAGACTTAGCTGCGCCGCCTAGAGTTTTAAGAAGCCCACCGTTTCCGGCGTCAGAGTCTTTAAAGCTATCCATAATAGTCCCAGAAATACCTGAACCGATTTTAGTACCAAATTGTTCAGTGCCTTTAAAAAGATTTTCCAGTATACCGTCTTTGCCGCTTAAGCCAAGACCCTCAAACAAGGAGTCTGTAAATCCTGTAGCAAAAGATTCAATTACTTTAGAACTAAAGCTATCTGCGATTTCACTAAATATATTAGAAAAGTCACCAGTCTTTATAGCATTATAGAAGCTGGAACGGAAGTCTTCTTGAAAACTTGAAGCCAAGGATTCCGCTTGTTTCTTTTTCTTATCATCATCGCCACTACCCGTGGTTGTGCTTGTGTCGCCTAGAGTTGCGCCAGCAATAATCTTATTACCATTTTCATCGTATTGTAAAAGACCGACCTCTACTAAGCCTAACCCTTTCTCCGCTTTTTCCAGAGCTTTTGTTGCTAAAGCTACTTTTGAATCGTCACCTGATTTTTGTGCAGCGCCTAAAGTTTGTTTTTGTTTCTTTATTTCTGACTCAAAGGCAGCTTTATTATTGATCAAAGATACATAACCACCGTCCATAAATCCAGGTGGTATCATGCCGTTATTAATCATAGACATAAAGCCAGCACCGAACTTCTTAACAGCTGAAGCTTGAATTACAAATTCACCATTAGAAAGCATAGCAGGTATTTTGTCGTCTCTTGGACCACCTTCACCAGAGATATAACCTCCAGAGGCAAACCCGTTACCCATCCTAATAAAGTCTTCTTGAGTTAAGTTTTCATAACCTGAAAATGCAGCAGGTACACCGCTACTACTTTCTGATTTAAAAAGATCTGAGAAAAAGGTTTTAACAGGAGCAAACCAACCTTTAATTTTGTCAGATACTGCGTCTGTTAGTTCTCCAAATTTGTCTGGTATTTTACCGAGGACGTCAGCAATACTATCATAAAGTCCACTAGAGAATTCGCTTATTGCCAAACTGAGTTTAGGGTTAGTTGCAACAGAAAAGGCACCAGCTATAAGACCCCCAGCAATGGCTCCCGCTGCAGTACCAACAAGAGGGATAGCGCTACCTATAGTACCGCCAATTATGGCTCCTTGTACAGTATCTGCACCAACATCCAAGAGTGCAGACTCTGTTTCGTCCATTTTACCATCACCAACACTGGTAAGGGCTATTTCACCTGCAATTTTAGTTGCCTCTCCAGCTATGGCGGCTCGCATACCTGTTGAGAAAGCTTTTCCAAGTAAGCTACCTTTTCCTTTTGCTTTTGTTTTGATTTTCTCATCATCAACAACACCGAGAATGCCGCCTATTTGAGTTTTTAAGTTTGTTTTTCCAAGAGTACCAAAGGCAACACCGAAGATTCCTTTTGCAAGCCCTTTTGTTACTCCTAAAAGCCCATTCTTAACTACACCGATAGTTGCAAATCCAATAATTGCTATTGCAAAGGCTCCTGCCGCTTTTTCAACAACAGGGGCAAAGTCTATGTCTTCTCCAAAGAGACCATCAAGCAACCCTTGTCCGAAGTTACCAGAAGCTTCAATTATTCCTGAAATAATTTGTTGACCTACACTTGCGCCTTCTCCGTCTGATTTAAAGAAAGCAACAATGCCATCACCAATAGTTCTACCAATTTTATTTGCAAGACCACTTGTATTTACAAATTCTAGTATATTTGGTAGGAAATATAAACCTCCAATAGCTAAAGTAATAGGTTGTGTAAGGAGGAACAAAGCACCAGCTGCAAGAACGTAACCCGCACCAAATAAAGCACCTTGGGCTAAGCTTGAACGTAGCTCCGCTGGTAAAGCAAAGACTATAGCGCCAGCAATAGCTGCACCTGCTACAGCTATTTTATTTTCACTTAAGAAATCAACAGCAGAGCCTACAGCACCTTTAGTATTGCTAACTGCACCACCAACACGACCATCTTTTTCATTGCCAATTGGGGTGCCTAGAAAAAAGTTATCAACACTTGTTTTTGTCTTAGTAGAAAGTTTAGAAGTTATTTCATCTAGCTTGTCACCTGTTCTATTTAAGTAACCTAATATGCCTCCGTTTTCGTTGAAATCCAAAAGAAATGAGGAAAAGAATTCTGAAACAGCAGCTCTGCGAGTTGTAAAAAACTCTGTGGCACTCTTAAAAGATTCCGATTCTACTGTAGCTAACTTTAATCCGTCAGTAAATTTAGAAATAGATTTGGCTATCCCCTCAAAGAAACCACCTACACCGCCGCTTCTTTGAGCGTTTCCTGGACCTACTTCCACACCTAAGATTACATCCGCCATTGCAGCTTTTACACTACGAGCAAAGGCTTTAATCTTGCCGATGAAATCTGCAAACACACCCTCAGATAATATGCCTTCTAGAGTATATTTCTGTCCAGGCTCCTTTTCATCTTCAAAGAAAGGCGCTGGAATAAGACTATCACCAACAAGAGGTTTCCAATATTCTGTTGTAAATATTTTTACAACATTTGCACCAAAAGCTTTTATTTTGTTATAAAAAGAGTCAACATTAGTAAGCAATCCAGAGACATCAATGTCAGGTAAAGAAAATAAATCTTCGAAGGCACTGTTACTGCTATTCTGTTCTCCAATCCCTAAGAATTGCTTTAAAGATTCTGTAGCCTCATTAACAGAAGTCTTAAAACCTTCTACAGTAAAATCAGATGAGAATATACCAGCAACTGAATCGTACATTTTCTTAGCGGTATCTTGGAAGTCCATTCTTAAATTAAGTAAACCGATTTGTAACCTTAAAAAGGCTATCTCTGCTCTATCAGCAACAAATCTAAATGCAGTGGTAAGAAACTCTATTTTACTTCTTGCACTATCTGAAAAACCTGCAACATTATCAATAGCTGCTAAAGCTCTGGTAAACTCATCTCTCATTACTACTGAGAGAGAACCGATCGTAGGTTCTAGTGTAAGGAACTCTTTTTCAATAGCACCAATTTGGCTAATAAGCGCATTAAATACAGCCTCAGAGGTAATTTGACCATCTTTAGCTAATGAACGAAGCTCACCAAAAGGTTTACCCATACCATCAGCAATAGCCTGTGCAATACGTGGAGTTTGTTCAAGTACAGAGTTAAGCTCTTCACCACGCAACTCACCAGAGGCCAAACCTTGACCAAGCTGGATAATAGCTGCTCGTGCTGACTCAGCTGAAGCCCCTGACAATGTAGCCGCTTTAGCTACAGCTTCTGTAACAGCTAGAATTTCTTCTGTAGATTTACCTGAATCCGATAATGCCAAACCAAAACGGTTAAACGTTGCGGTAGTGGTCTCAATAGAAGAACGACCCCTAGCAGCAATAGCGTAAAGACGCTGTAAGGTTGCCTGTGACTCTTTTCCTCTACCTGTAACGAGTGCAATACTGTTTTCTAGGTTCTTAAGATCATCTGCTGCTGACACAATACCTTTAATAGAAACGAAACCAGAATACGCAGCAACAGCGCTTTTAATCGAATTTGCAAGACCGCTAGTAACAGATTGAATCTTTCCAACGGATTTTTCTAATTTTTGTAATTCACCTCGTGCTTGGGTTGTATTAGCACGTACCCTAATTTCTACACCACTCATGATGCCTCCATTTAATAAAATTGCCCCCTAACAGTCTCGTATATCGAGAGCCATCAGAGGGCAGTTATTTAAGGGATTAGTATACCTATTTTCATTAGCACTTGTTCTATAAAATAACGAGGTGCTTGTCTACTGTGTCCATTGTTAAGGACATCTATGTATTCGACTTCATTAGAAATGGTACCATCCCTAAAACCATAAGTGTCATACTTTTTTATATTTCTCCAACCACGCCTTGCTCTACCTGTATCAACAGGCGTAACAACTTTTAAAGTATCAGTTGCGTAATCAATTCTATCGTCAAGTTCAAGGTTAGTCATTTGACTTACTTCTTTTTCAACTCTCCGCATTTCTTTTTGAAAGTTAACAACTTCCATACTAAAGACTTCAGACATGTTGGTTTCCTTATTTAATTTTCCAACCAGAAGAATCTCCACCCTTAGCTCTAAGCATCATATCCAAGAACTTACCTTTCGGCACTGCTCTGTCTGGAGTCTGTCTATCTTGTTGACCTTGCTTAATGGTTTTCAAAGACGGGAATATACTTTCAGCAGAACCTTTGACCCCTGCTGCACGGAGTAATAAAAATGTTCTTTGATCTTCTTGCCATCCAACAGGACGTTCTTTGAAGAAAATAGTCCATTTTAATAACTCATCATAAGGCATTTCTGATAACATTTGATAAACAGGAATTCTTAGATTATAAGCTATTTCATATAGTGTTTCTTCTTGTGTGGTTAGTTTCCCGAAGAAGCGCCCCCTAACCCCGCAATACTCATAATCTTTTCAGAGAGCTGGGTTAGTTCGCCAACAGGAAAACTATTAAAATCTTCATCGCTAATTTCGGCAGCACCTGTGACTGCTAAACGAATAACATCTTTAATTAAACTAATGTCATCGTATTCATCTTTTTTATTCTGTGACTTTTTAATTAAGTCTTGAATCTTAAAAACCTCAGTTACTGTTAGTTTTTTAACTTCTACTTCTTCACCCATAAAAGTAACTTTTTCAGTAATGGTTCGTCCAACTAAATGTTTCATAATTTTTCTCTAACTAAGTTTATCTTGTTCTGTAAATAATTCTTGATTGTTTGCTTGAAAATCATCAAGCATTTTTCGTACTGTATGCAATACAGAAAGAGTTTCTAGGCAATCCCTGCCCTCTCGTGAATCTTCCTTAAAATCTTTAAATCGTTCAAAACTCTTACGAATACTAATGTCTACACTTCGGCGCATATGCCGGAAGGTAGTTCGCATAACAAATGCTTTACTAAATGGTTTATCTGTCATAATTCTCTCTCTATAATAGACATAAAAGCCCCCGTTAAGGGGCTTCTACGCTTTTTAATTTACACTGTTGCTGGACCAAAGAAGTCTGATTGAGCCGACAAGGTAACAGTTGCGGTTGTCGCATCTGTCAACTGTGGGTTAACCAAGATAGCTTCGATTTTACCTTTAAAGTAAAAAGAAGTGTTCTTTGCGGCGTTAGCGCCAGCATTAGAGTCTGCAAGATCTACAGCAGAATCACACATCATAAAGCGGAAGTAAACTTGTTGGCCTACGAGTGTATGGAAGCTTGCCATATCCCCTGCGTTGTAGTTTACTGTTACTTCAAGTGTTGGTGCGTCTGACTGACCTTGAATTTGAGATGATGTGTTTTGACCGTAAACAGGTACGTTAACAATATTTGCCGGTGTACCGATAGAAGGGAATTCACGTACAGAAGGCATACGAACAATGTCTGCTGCATCTACATCTGTTGTATTGGTGTCGAAAAGTGCGGAATAACCCGTTGCTGTTTCAGTAGCAGGGGTCACGGTAGCACTATCTGTAAAGATATCTAGATAGGAAAAGATACCTGAACTAAGTGAGTCGATATGTGCCATTTATTATTCTCCATATAGTTTAAATGGTATTAAGTATCTGGCGCTGTATAGCGCTTTATTAGATGGGTCTAGCCCTTCCACATTCAAATAGGATGTTCCAAGCTCTGTTCCATTTGTTAATTTTTTGTTCTGAAGACTTACGTCTAAAATATCTGCGATAGCCATGATACGGGCCTGGCCCTCACCTGCTTTAACAAATATTTTAATTGCAACTAAACCTTCAGTCTGTTTATTACCACCATATGCATAGTGTTCACTGTTGCTAGGTAATACATTAAGCCTACAGAATTCTGTTTGATCAGAAATAGTACCCTGATAGTTATCTGGGTAAATATCAATGTTGTTTACAGTCCAAGTGGCAGAATTAAAAACCGCCTCAATATCGTCTAAGACATTATCATACATTATTGCACCTCTTTAGTTAAGATGGCTTCAATAGTGAAGTTATTGTCCGTGTAGTCAACAATATTGTAAACCTTTGATTCAACTGTTAATACATCGTATACCGAAATATCAACACCTGATCTCATAACAGCTGTAGTTGTAAAGCCCTCTCCAGAAGGTTTTTGAGTAGACTGAATAATTACGTCTACAGTTTGACTAGTGATAGTACTAACTGTTTGGCGTGATCCAAAGTCATAACCAGAAACCGACTTAGTGGAGAGGACTCCTTGCTTAACTATATCATCTGCAGCAATAAAAGCCTTGTTAACAGCAGCAGTTATTTTTGCAGAAAGAGACATTAATTAGCCCTCCACCAAGCAGAACCTTGTCCTTGTGACCCTCTACGGATCAAAGGTCTAAGGGGTTTCATAACAAAAGAAGGTGTAATAGAAATTCTAGTTACATCATTGTTAGAATCAGATAAACTAATATTACCAATACTAATACTTTCGTATGTCTGAGTTGTTTGGGCTAGTAAGTCTTCATTATTTAACAAATGTAAGGCTTGTTCGTAAACGGCAATTTTAACTAAACTAGGAATTTCCGAATTAGTAAAAGTAACAGTAAAACCCATACGAGGGTCATAGTACATTGCGTTTTTACGAGGCCAAGCCAGAGCTTGCGAAGAGCTAATAGCCGAACCAATCCAAGGATTGTTATCTATAATTTGTGTAGCAGTTACAATAGCTTCTTCTTTTAGACTTTCTGCAGCAGTATTCCATTTTGCAGCGTCAATTCGAGTTTCGAAATAAGTTTCAGCGTCCGTAATTGTTACATAACTATTAGTGTTTAGAACTAAAGCCATTAGCTCCTCCTAATTTTTATGAGTGGAAGATAGGCAAGATGCCCAAGTTAAGCGCAGACATTTTACGATCCCACGAAGCGTTAGCTGCGAAGTTAGCGTTTGTTGCAAATGCGTTTGTAGCACCTGCCCAATCGTAACCCATTGGGTGCATAATGAAGCCATAACGATACCAGATGTTGGTAGAACCACCACCTGTGTAGGAGGCTGCATCACGATCAACTTCTACTGGCGTAGGTGTTGCTACTGGGGCAAAGGTTACTGCACCCGGCTTAACAATGAAGCTACATTTTGTAGACTGTGCGTTCAAGTCGCCAGAAGCGGCACTGTGCATCTGGTTTGCACGAGTCATAACCAAACGGAACTTACCACCAAAGATTGTGCTAAAGTTCAAGTTACCATCGGTAACAGTTGTATCGTCTACCAAGTTAGCAGAGCGCATTTCTGCCATGATTTCTGGGGAAGTAACCATGTACATAAAGTCTGGTTCATAGTCTTTGAAGCCCATGCCAATAGCTTGGAACAAACGCTCACCACGAGCAGCACCAATAGCGGTGGAGTCGAAAAGTTTACGTGCATCAGAAGAACCAGTTGCAGCGGCACCAAAGGCACCAGATGCGTTTACGTCAACAAAGTTACCTGTTGCTGCTGTATCGGCATCTGTATCGTAGTCTGTTAGGCCACCGTTACCGGAACCACCTGCATCACCTGTAGCAACTTCGTAAGCTGCAACACCTTTAAGAAGGTTCATGAGAGCATTACCTTCGTCATCACCACGTACTTGTGCAAAGTCACGAGCGATTTTGGCAAGACCGTCCTGCTTAGATACAACTTCTTGCATGTTTACTTGCTGTGCGCCAAATGTGCGAACAGTTTTAACATAGTTGGCAATGTCAGTTGTAATATCTGTGTATGTGCCGTTTGTTGCGGAAGACAAGGAAGCAACGTTTACGTTAGCTGCCAGTGGCTTGTAGTAACGGAACTGACCGATAAAAGATTCGCCATCAGCGTTAATGTCATCACGCATACCAACAATGCCAGTTGAGTTAAGTTTTTGGGCAGTTGTATAAGCTTCGTCTGCGTAAGCAGAAATAGCAAGTGCGACATTTTGAAAGTCTGTGTTTGTAATAGCCATAATTATTTATCCTTATTTAACTATTAAGTTATTTAATATGTATAGTTTCCTAGTTGGCCTTTTGCCGCCAAGTTAAGAACTTCTTGCTGTGTCATTTCTGACAAAGATTTGTTTGAATTTGTTACTGGTGTCCCAGAACCAGAGGTTGTCCCCGCTCCTGAGTTCGCTTTAATACGAAACAAAAATGAATTGTCTTCATTCTTTGAGTAAGAGAGAATAAAGTCTTGAATAGTTGTTCCTGATTTGTGAACCCAAGTACCGTTTTCATTTTGTACAAGTTGCTCAACAATATCACGATAAGCCATTTGACGACTGCGATCGTTTCGGAATTCTAAACCACCAAGTGACGAGTTAACTACGTTATCCCGATTAAGCTTAGTATTTTCTTCTTCGAATACCTTTAGTTTAGCGTTAGCCTCTGCTAGCTTCATTTCAAGGGCTTCTTGAAGTTTTCCTTCTTCTTCTAGGCGATTGATAGTATCTTGTTTTTGTTTTTGCTCAATCTCCGCAGCCTTTTTAAGCGCTTCATCACGCTCATTGGCCATACGATCCATGTTTGACTTCATTTTAGTAAGTCGTTCTTGGACCTCTTGCTCAACTGGATCAACCTTGTCTTCGCTAGAAGCTTCAACGGTTTCCTTTTGAACGTTTTGCTCAGTAGTATCATTGGATTCTACTTCATTTACTTCTTCTTCAATTACTGTATTTTCTTCACTCATAATTTTTCCTTTCAAGCACAGCTTGAGATAATATGTTTAATGTCACAGACATTTTGTTTTGTTAAAGTCACATAGGCTATTACAAATAACTATGGACCGATTCCATACCAGTCCTCACCTTCACGGATTGGAGCCAATATGTCTTTTCTAGTAATCTTATTAGGAGGGTCAATAAGACCCAACTCTTTTGCTTTAGCCAAGAGTTCATTGTAAGATTTTCTTGAAAGACCTTCTTTTCGCATTTCACGTAAAGTCTTCCTAATAGTATCACCTTCAAGAGCATCAGCATAGATGGTCCTTAAAGCAGTTTTAGCACGATTTGCTTCCGATATGTTAGTAAAGAAAGCATCGTGAATCGTAGCAGTATCGACACCGTTTTTACGCCCCCACAAGTGGAAACGCCGTACGATAGCGGCATCATTGCTGTGATTTCCGTTAACACCTAGTCCTATTCGTGCATCATTAAGAGAACCTTTACCTAAAAGTTTTCCATCTTCTGCACTTGATTCATAGATGTTAGAAATTCTTCGACCCGAAACCGAGTCACTAAAGTCCACACGCTCTTGTATCTTTGGACGATACCTTTGCATCATAACTTTACCGTCAAAAGTAACCCAAGGAATATCTACCTTTTTGGTGTCCTGAACATAAGCAGTTGCAACTTGTTTCCAATAGTTTATAAAGTTATCGGTTACTGGTGCTCGCTGCGCAAGGTTCTTAGACATAATCCTTGAGACTTCTGAGAATTCTTTTGGGCCTATTATCCCTCTTCGAGAGCTAGTAAGCTTTCTTACAAAATCAGCGGTGTCTGGGTGAATATCCGCTGCTTGTTTTAGTAGTGTTCTTCCAACAGGTTCATTCTTGTTGATTAGCTCAACAAGCTCATCTCTAAAAGAAGTTAATTCTGCAACAACACTAACTGCATCTTCTCGATTGGCAATCTTTATTTTACCATCAATAATACGAAGTTGTTCAGCTAAGTTAGCTTTAGTTACAGTAATAAAACCCTTGTCATCTAACACTTTAGAGAGTTTGTTGGCAACATTGGCGGTTTTAGTAGCAGAACCAGCACCATAGAAAGATACCATGTTTTGAGCTTTAGCGGCTTTGGCTAAATCTTCCCAAGTTAAACCTGCATCCCTTAAACCAGCAATTTTTATAAAATCAGGATCGTTAACCGTATCCATAGCAACTAAGTCATAAAGTCTATTTTTTTGAGTTGTAGCCAATACGTTAGATGCCTGTGAAACAGCCCTATCTCCTGTAGACAAACCAATAATCTGAGCACCACTAGAGGACGCATCATTTTCTATCATTAATTTAGTCTTATAAGAGTTAAGAGGTCTACCTTGTTTTAAGTGCCTATTAATTCGGGCATACTCAAGAGCCATACGAGACATCTTTGCGACTTCTGCGCCCTCTAACCCCCTAATAATAGGGTGTTCAAGAAACTCACGTAGCCTTCTGTCCCTCTGAGTCTTAGACATCATAATTTCACCTAGCTCAATAATCTTTTCTTGATTACGAGCAAAGATAGCTCTACGACCTGCCTGGGTTAATGCTTCTGTTCCAGGTCCAATAAGTGCGCCTATTTGTACTTGTAGCTCATCAAAAGCACCATCATTCATAGCGATAGACTTACCAGAGTTTAAAAACGGTCTAACAAGCTCACCACCTGTAGGTGTTAAATAACCTCTATGGTATACACGCCCACGAGAGTCAATAAACGCAGTTGTTCTAAAGTTTTGGCCTCTTTGTGCATGATACTTAGCTGTGGACATTAGACCATAGCCTTGTTCACCTCTATTTAGAATTTCATGACGAAACTCATTAATACTGTCAAAGTATTTAGAGTTACCTCTTGGGTCTCTAAATCTAGCGATATCATCCATGAACCCAAAGAATTCGTTATCAACTCCATACTCAACCTCCATAACGTGGTTTAGCATTTGAGCCATTTCACGATCAATTTGTTTTGGATCATAATCTGCAAACTTATCACGAGAAATCAAGGGTAGCCCTGTGTTATTACCTCTTGCATCTACATAAGTCTTATTGTTAGCTTTAACATAGAGCCTATCTCTTGCCGAAGTAATACCCAAGCGCCTAGAAATGGTAACTTTTCTTTCTGCCTCTTGAAGCTTTAAAAGATTCTTATCAACTACGATAACTTCTCTAGAGATTGTATCTTGCCAGCCTCCAGAAGCTCTACCTGTATCTAAGTCTAAGATACCTCTACGGGTTTTACCTCTAAATTGAACTTTAATAAGACCTTGGTCTTTAAAAAACTCTAATATCTTAGAACCTTCTTTGTGAAAATCCTTAAGAGTATGTTTTGTAAAGGGTATGATATTTTCAAAGTCTTTAGAGAAAGATTTACCAATATTAATAGCTAAACTATCATAGTCTGTAGATTGACCTGAAGCAATTAGCTTGGATATTTTAGTAAGACTATCAATTGCTTTTTCATCGAAGATATTATCAGTAGGTTTTTTACTTGCAACTAGAAATTCTCTATCAAGTATTCGGCGAACTGCTTCACGATTATTAGCGGCTAAGCGTGTAAACCATGCATCAGAGGGTTCTCTATTGTTAACTTTTTTATAAAGATCATAAGCCTTTTTCAATTTAGGATTTTTCTTTAATAAGTTTTTAGTTAACTTTTCCTTAGTAGGATAAGTGTCAACAAACTTCCGAAAATAAACCCTAAGAGGCGCACGACCTGTTATAAATATTTTTCTAGCTAACTTTTTACCTTGTGTGCGTCTCCAAGCATCAATAAACCGTTGGTCAGCTAATTGTGTATTTTGAAGATCAGCAAAGGTATAGTATTTACCGAGAATATTAACTTGTGGGGTATCTTTAGAAAGATAACTAACAAACAGTTCAGATCTCTTACGAGAGCGAGTGTCTAGTAGTCTAGATACGTTCTGTACAGCAAACCTATTCTCAGCCCTAATAACAGAGGCTAAGTTTTCCCAAGGCTGTTTGTTTTTAGCAAAGCGCTCTAAAACAACCCTTAAGTTTTCAACAATAACTGTTTGTTGATTTACTGAGATTTTATCATCTAAGCTGTTAACTAAAGATTCTATAAACTGTTTTTCATCAGCCTTAAGAAGTTTTGAGTTACGCATAAAATCAAGACGTTCTTGGTAAAGGTTAAAATCCGGGCTATAAAGATTATTATTTTTGATTTCACCAGTTAAAGGGTCTGCACTAAAGTTTCTTTCGTCAAACTCATTACCAACCCTTCGCCGTGAAGCTGTTTTACCTACAAGGCTAGTGCCTTTATAATCTGTTAGAGATAAAGTCTTAGAGTAGTCATCGGAGTCTAAAAGAAATAATTGACGTAAATCGTCTTTGTTCTTAGGGTTTCTTATTAGACTGCTTGCTCTTACAGCATCAATTCTAATATCTTGCTCTCTAATCTTTTGACGAGGCTTATAAACTGCCGTAGATTGTGCAGCTTTATTTCTTAAGGCCTGTATACTTAATACCTTACCTTTGGGTGTTACAAACTCATTTGCCTTTAGCTTACCCTGTCTAAACAGGTTAGCAGCATCGATAGAGCCTAACATTTTAGTTTGAACATCCATAGACTGTCTTTTAAGCCACACTCCAAAACCTTCAACCCGTGGGGCTGTCCCCGGAAGTGACTCTTCCTTTTTCTTAGATAAGACATTCTTTTTGACTTTAGCTGTATCTAACAACTCTTCTTTTGATTTCAATACTGGTACTAAAGATGAACGACAATTCCAATGTAAAGGAGGTACAAACCTCTTATCATCAACATCGTAGAGTTTTCCATTGTGGTAAGAACAAATAGGGCTAGTTCTAGCGTCTAGAATAGCGGTAAACATAAATCCTTTTAGAATATCTTTATTATCTTCTGCCACCCGCCTTAAAGCGGCTGTTTGAGTAGAAGTAATAGCAGTACGTGTTAAAGCACGAGCTTGATACTCTGTTATTTTAGTTGTCTTTAAGACATCTTTGATTATATCGTTTTGGCTTAGACCTTTAGCAAGACCAGCCTTAACTTTAGACTGTATTCTTACAAGCTCACCTGCAGCAATATTTTTAACGTTTTGAGAAACGCTCTTAGTACCCTTCATTGTAGGACCAGTTACTTCTGCAAGAAGTTCTTTTGTTTTTGGTTTTGAAACCTTATAGAAGTCTTTAACTTCCTTATAAAGGTTATCTGTATGGAAATCCAACTGTGATGTTGAGAATTCTTTAAGAGTATTAGTTTTATGTGCTAGGAGTTCAGTACCAAACCGGCTTACTTCTTTGTTAAGATTTGCTCGAATATTACCTCTTAAAAGGTCTCGAACATTCTTTTGGTGTCTACGAAGTATTCTACGATTTTGTATCTGAACCCCTTCTTCATAAAGTCTAACATCTGCCATATGATCTACAATTCGATCATAAATTTTGTCATTAATGTTCATCTAGTACTCCATTGAGTAGTTAGTGATATTATTCAATTACCTCGACTTCATCGTCTGAGGGTTGATTTGTTAGAGGGTCTGTTTGTATTTCTTCTATTGCTTCTTCATCGCTGTAATCGGCTGGAAGGAAGTCATTGTATTTAGCAATGCTAACCCAAGTTGAGCGACTAATAATGCCAGATTGATACCATTCAGAAATAAGGCGCATAGCACCTTCTCCGCCCACCATTGGAGCAAAGTCATTAGACATTTGAAATTCAATTTCGCTAGAGTTATAGTCTGTTCCGTACTTCCAATTAAGCATAAATGCCATAACCTCTCTAAGTGTATTAGAGACTTTAGCGTTAAGAGTGCCTAACTGGGCTGTTTGAGAAGCATTACGAATTTCAAGAGCAACACCAGAAGCAGCTTGTTCTGGGGATAACATACGAATACCCATTTTGGCCATTTCTTGAACTGTACTTTCAATGGCACGATCCATGTCGTTAAGAGCACCCGTTGGAGTTTCTAGTACAGAGATGTTTTCATCTTTGCGAACCCGTAGCCAAGTACCAAGACCTGCATCTACAATTTCCTGAAATTCCTCATCAGCCATATCAGACTGTACAATAGGTGTGTAAGTCGCAGCCCCATAAAGCAAATGGTTACGGCGAGATACTTTGTTGTAAAGAGAAACTTCACGATCAATAAGTGGCATAAGTACAGGTTCAACAGGGTCAAACTGTCCATTAAGTGGCCAAGCAGGGATACGCATTAAGCGCTCCCCAAACATTGTTGGATACACTGTATTTACTTTTGTAAAGGTGTTAGAATGACCCATTTCTGTGTATTCTTGCTTTACATCACCGTTGAGGACTTTAATTTCATTATTAGTGTCTGTTTGCTCATAATAGTCAAGAACAAGACGCCCACCTTCATCCAAGTAATGATCACAAACAGTGTCAACATAGTTAGGGTGCCAAGGGTTTTCTGCTGTATACCGTTTGGACAAATAACGAGTAACCATACGACTTAGAGTCTTTTGCCGAGTAACTGGATGGTTTTCCGTTTGTATATTAATTACATTCTCAGCTTCAAGAATTACCGGGTATGGCTTAATATTTTCCCGCTCTTCTGGAAGCATATTATCATACTCTTCAGGAGAAATTTCAGGATAGTCAACATAAACCCAAGCCCGTGAAGTTTGTAGTTCTTCCCAGAGAGCATTATCTAGGAAATTAAACAAAGAACGACCATCGAGTGTAAAGTTATTTTTAATCCAGTTCATTGCATCTTCTGGTAGGTCTTCAGGTAGCTTAATATGAGAATCTTTTCTCAACAAAGAACTAATCAACACCTTACAATACTGAGATGTTAGACCTGGAAGTTCCGCTTCTGATTTATAAAAATCATACTGGCGTTGAGTCATGCTGGGAGAAAAAGGGATGAGAATATTTGAATAATCAAATTCAAGATATTCATCATGAGCCTTTACATTTTCTTCACCTTGCAATACCGCCCTAGACTTTTTCCAAAGAGGCTTTAGAGATTGATAACTATCACTAGGATCAGCAACCGATCTTTTTACATTTTTTGTAGGTTTTGTTAGTAGTGACATTTATTTTTTCCTTACCACTTGACTTTATTAGCCCAATATGCGGCAGACATTTTGCCTTTGGCTATATTTGTAGCGTGACGAGCTTTCCAAGCTAATCTACGGGCTTTGTACTTTTCAGATTCATTTGCTTTCTTCGGTGAGCCTACGGCCCCTTGAGCACCAAACCTAATAGTTTTAATTTTATCACCATCTCTCGCTACAACAATGTGAGACTTTGTGGGGTGTTTAGGAGTACGTTTAGGCTGATTATAACCAGATACTCCAGCACGCTCTAAGCGTGTATCTTTACCTTTAGCCATTACGACTCCTATATTTATTATTATTAATAATATAACTAAAACATATATACATTAAATATACTTTAGATATAATACTAGGGGAACCTTCTTCTTAAACGTCAGGTATTATTCTGAGGAGGGCTTTTACACCCTCCTCGCAGAGACTGTCAGATTAACTTGAGAGTTATTCTGTCTCTTTGTTTATTCTTAAACGTCAGCTATTTACATTAGTTCAAAATGAGGACCGTCTATAAACGGCCTACGCCCTTGAGAGCGTCGTAAGTCTATGTATTTCATCATAGAATCCTCGGCTGTACCTTCATATGTACGAATGTCACCTTCTGACCAAGCTGCACCCCATTTGATTGCTACACCAAGTTCTTTAGCTGCCTCTTTCATTGCGTCACAGAGGTCATCGTAGACATTCAGCTCCCATACACCCTTACCGTCTACATAGGCCATAAGGTCTACCGCACGACCCTCTAGGTGTTTGGACTTCATAGTCTGTGACTTACCTGCAGCTACAAGCTTCTCTTGCTCTTCTACTGTACGGAGGCCATAGATAACTCCAAAGTCTACCTTAGTAAGTTCAATGGCACGTTTAACTACTGCTACTAAGCTTTCGTCTACGCCTTCCATTTTAGATAAACTTCTACTTGATAATTTAAATGTCATGTATTTTATCCTTTTCCGCTTACATAACCCGCAACAACACCAATAATACCTGTAATAGACATCTGCAACAGTTCTATGATATTTTGGTCCAGTTCTGCATTATGTTCAGCGGCTACCATAAACTCATCAACTACAATGAGTCCTAAGAGGCCCATAAGACCTGCTGCCATAATTAATACTATTAAATCCTTAGTGTATCTCACTTTTTACCCCCGAAAAACTTTGTTGCAGACCTAACCCCAAAGCTAGCTGCCACTATGGTCCCTAACGTATACTGATACCATGATGGCATAACATCTAAGGCGGCAAAACCTTGCTCTACAACGGTTCGCCCCCAATCTCCTGTAAAGGCTAGAATAAGAGGTATGCTAAAAAGGATAGTTAACCACTCATCTTTCCAGCTGTCACGAGAACCCTCTGCCATAATCTTTTCCCAGTCAGCCTCACTTGTGGCACGGGATAACATTATTTGGGCTTCGGCCTCTGCTCTTGCCACCTTAGCTTTCGTTTCAGCAGCTTTAGTTTCTACTTTACCATTGAGCCAAGTTCCTGCAAGAGAAGCTATTGGACTAATAAGAGCTTGTATCATTTCTTAGCCCCCATAGCATTAAATCCAAAATAAGCACCTACAAGAGCAGAAACACTAACTACATAAATGTTAGCAATATCTGCAATTAACTCTGCTGCCGTTGTAAGCCCAATAGAAGAAGCAAACAAGATAGCCAAAGGATATAAAAGCATACCAGATAGAGCGGCCCAAGTCATTTGTCTTTGGGCATCCCGTTTGGCATCTGCATCCTCCATAATCCTCCGGCGATCTTCTAGCATGATTTCACGTTCTTTAGGGTCTAGCTTTCCATTACCATTAAGATCATAATCATCTATTGTCATTCGTCACCTAATCTTTCCTCAAGTGCTTCTATCTTGGTTTGCTGTTCCTTAATAGCCTCAATTAACAAGCCAACTATGTTACCATAGGCCACTGAAAGATAACCATCTTCTTTTTGGTTAACTACTTCGGGCAATACTCTTTGGACGTCTTGAGCAATTAAGCCAATTTTAGCATCCCCATTCATACTGAAAGAAACACCCTCAAGTTGTTTTACTTTACTTAAAGCGTTATTAAGAATATTAATATTTGATTTTAGACGTTTATCCGAGGTTGTATTAAAGTCATCAGCCGTAACATCTCCTGAAAATGTTCCATTTACACCGCTAACATTCCCAGAGGCTGTAACAGATGTTGTAGAAACACCCCCGTTAGCAGTAATTAAGCCTGTAAAAGTAGAAGTGCTAGTTACATTAGCTGTAGCTGTTGTTAAGGCGTTAACACTTGTAGAGACTGTTGTGCTACCTAATGTAAAAAGTGACTTCCATCCGTTACGATAAATTTTTAAAACAGGGTTCGTACCCCCTGTGTCTAACCAAAATTTCCCTGCTACAACTTGATCTGTAGGGGCTGTTGTTCCCGAATGAGCGGAATTAATTGCTGCGAGTCCTAAATTTAGATCGGCTGTATAAGCAAGGCCACTTTGGTTAGCGTCAAGAACTAAAGTTGTTGTTGACATAATCTTCTCCTTTATTGACCAATTGCTTGGTAATCTATTGTTCTTTGTACCCGTGAGCCGTTGTTATAAACAGAATACACAAAACCAGTATTATCTCTAGACACAATTAATATTTGATCTCCTGCTACCCCACCAATTGTTTGTATACCAATTCTAGGGGGAACATTTCCACTAATACCCCCATAAAAGGCAGTAGGAAAGGTAACAGTAGTATTAGCAGAAGTGCTGCTTGTGCTAGTGCCTGTCTTTATGACATCCTTTTTATCAAGAGAAACCTCTAATTCAGTAATAGAAACTGCAACATTAGTATCTTTTGCTGTAACCTCTAATTTAAATTTGAGCGCCCTTGCTTTGTAACTACTTACAAGCAAAAATTTAAAGTCGCTCCATGTAGGATTATTATTAGGATCATCTTCTGTTGTTGCAACATAAAGTTTTACATTGGCGTCTGCTAAAGGCCCAATAAACCTTGGTTCTAATGCGATATTAATATAATCAGCAACGTTAATACCAGGGTTTGTAACTAGAGCTTTAATACTTGGTACTAATCTCACAGTTACAATTTCGTTTAAATCAACCACAGAATTAAACTCGTAAGTCATTGAGGTTTGACCGGAATCCAAGTCTAAACTATTTGTACCAGAAATGTAAGAACAATTGGTTTTATTACCAGAATAATTCCCTGTAGATTCATCGATAGTACTAATAAAATTAAAAGACTCATCTACAAAAGTACTTATAAATTGGGCTGCATTATTAGAAATATTTCCAAATGCATCATAAAACCTTATGAAAAAAGTTCCAGTTAAAGTCGGAACTGTTTTGTTTGTTGTATTTCCTGTAAGAGATTCAACAATAGTTGACGCAGAATCCCAAGTAGCAGTACCATCTGTAGCTTGGTGAAATCTAATTTCTGAATGGCCGCCGTATAAAACATCAAGATCTGTCGGTTCATCCCAAGTTAAGTTAATTTGGCCTTCATTAATATTTCCTGTAAAACCCGTTGGATCTGCTGGTGCCGCCGAAAAGCCTACAATAGACTGCTGTGTAATAAGAGTATTACCTGCATAGTTATATATACTGTAAGGAGTGATCTTAAAATCAAACAACCCGGACTTTACATCGGGGATTGATATTTCGGGGTTATTTGTTGTACCAACTACTTGATATACACTTTCACTATTAGCTTTATACTCTACTAAATAATAATAGGCTAAAACACCTGAGTTATCTGGAACCCAAGCTAAATTTAATCTATTTTTTAGACCAGAAGCATTATTTGTTAGATATTGCTCTTCAGTAATGTTGAGAGAAGTAATTTCATTAGGTGATTTTTTTACAAGTTGATTAATAATCTCTACAGGGGCACTGATTTGCCCCAAAGGAGACTTGGCGACAACTTTAAAGTCAAAGTTACTATTATTAGCTAGCC